AATCCAGGCCAGACGTGTAGTAAGTGTAAATCCAGTTGTTGTTGGAAATGATCGCCTTGAAAGCGAACTTCCAACCCAACTTGCGGGACTGCTGCAGGGGATCGGTCTGACCACCAGGAGCAACCACATAAACCCGGAGGTTCTGCAAGTCGCTGATCTGATAGGCATAACGCCCGATCACAAAGCTGGAGTACACCTTGGTGGACGTGCCCGTGTTGACGTTGCCGGTGTAGGGCAGGAAGCCAGGTGCGTTCGACCGCACGCAGCGGATGCCAGCCAGCGCATCAACTTCGCCACGCCAAATCTTGTCGGGAGAGCTAAGCTGATGCGAAGCCTTCCAGTCGGGATCGCGCAACAGAGCGTTGTACGCGTTGGGGGCCATCACGGCCACATAGTCGCCACCTTCAAGACCACGCGCACCGAGAGTCTGAAGAGACGCTTCGATAGCGGTAAGGTCGTTGTAGGAGGGCAGGTCGGTGGGCGTTACAGTCGCAATAGTCAAACGGCTATTGGGGAAGTAAGTCTGCGTACCTGCGTTGAGAACGTTGAAAATCAACTGTATTGGTGTTTAGGAATCTGCTGTCACCAGCAGTTCACTCTTACAGTCGCCTGTAAGATCGGACTCTATCTTCTCGGATTCCTCCGAGTCTAGCGTATTAGCCTCTACGGATATTCCACGTTGTGTTAAAAGTTTACCCTCTTGAAAAAGTGCTTCTCGTTTTTCAGGACATACACCTTCTAAAGAAAAGAAGGTTAGAGCAACAAGTGCAATTTTTCTTTTTACAATAAGATATGGAAGCATTCCTAAAATCAATTCTTTCTTATTAGCCTTCCCTTTCGGGACCCAGCGATAGGCGCGTTTCCACTTTTTATTGTGTTCCGGGTTCCAGTCGTTTGTATAGTAGACACCACCAAAATACTTTACAAGCCATTCGACGATCTCTCGATCTGTCATAGTGATGTGAATATCAACTCGATAACCAAAGGGAGAATGCGCGGTTCCCTTTCCGTGATAATCTACTTTCGCGATATGGATACAACCTTCACCATCAAATAATCCGGCCAGATACGACCAATTTCTTTCCTTCATGGAATCTTTCCTCGGGATTGTCTCTTAGAGAGTTCCCCCGATATAGCTAGATTTTACTACGACCAGCAAAACAAATCGTAGGTTTCAGCCGCTTGCAAAGAGAGCAGGTGCATTGTCCTCTGTACAATCGGGTGCTTCGCGGTCAGCTCAGCCAAATCCGAAATACGCGTCAAAAATCCGTATTGTTCCACGATCGCGTCGAACTGGTTGAGGGTAAGGCCAACAGCATCCGGGGGAAGACCCTCGGTAAGCTGAGTGGGGGTGGTGGAAGTGGAGAATTTCTCTTCACGGACGAACTGAATCGTCTTAGACGAGTTGGAAGGAATCGGAGCTTTTTCACCAAACTGCTTTGGTGTCTTAGATTTCTCTAAGGATTGGACTATCACATCGCCAAGTTTCGGCGTCTCTTCGGTTAGTCTCTGCGGCTATACTACGAAGGTCTTTCTTCAGTTTCTGTAGAACTTGCATCTTATCAAGCAGTAAATTACTGTACTTGAAAGTGCTATGCTCCGATTCCTTTAACTGTTGAAACTCCAGTCCAAGTCTAAGCTGTTCCGCTTTCTCACCTATAAGATAAGGCTTGATTGCTTTTAGAAAAGCCACCGCTTTACGTCCGGAAGTCCGCCAGCGAAAGATATACTTCGCGTTAGGAAACTTCTTTGTTGGACCTTCAACGGTTAAACAACCGCCAAAGTTTTCGTAAAGCATCTTGGACCATAGCAACTCACTGTTTCCGAGTTGCGCATAAAGTGTAGGCCATTTCCCACCAGAGATACTTATTGAACCTTCTCCGGCGAAAAACCCCGCAAGGGTTGCCAATTGTATGTCAGTCATTCGTAACTTGCCTCTGATTCCCATAGCTTGCGCTTTAGGGTTCCAAGGTATTTAGAAGAGATTTAGTCTGGACCAGTATGTTAATCCAGAATGGTGTTTAGCTCGGCGACTTCCAGTAGTTTTGCGCTAAAGTAGGTCTGCAGATCAGCGGCCACGTTTCCGGCATTGCCCGCAGTACCTGTAGTCACCGTGACTACATCTGCGCCCATGCCCAAGAGGGCAAAGAGGCTATTGAAAATGTTCTTAAACATTGTTATACCTTTTTATGTTACCATCGTTGGTTCCCAATGCCTCGATCTTCCATCTGCTTAATCAACGCCTGGCGACCATCTTTGGTATCCATGCCGGGCTGCACTTGCGGTGCGCCACTATTAGGCGGAGGGGTTAACGAGGTTGAATGAACCGTGGGTCGGGGTGGAATCGGAGGCGCTTCAGCCCTAGCCGATTGTAAAAGCTCAGGAACCCGACGACCCTGCGAAGAATAGTAAGCGACTTTATAAAGCTCCGGCAGCTGATTAGCTGCCTGCGGATTCATCTCCGCAGTTCGGATCGCCTCTGCGAGAAGCGGACTCGTCTGACCAAGCTGACTAAACTGCTCAGAATTCAGAAAGTCCTTAAAGTCGGGAACCTCTTGTACAACAACCCGTTCTGCATTGGCCTTAGCGAGCGATGTAATAGTCGGAGCGAGTGGCCCAAGACTATCCCAAATCAGCTTCTGCTGAGTAGCCATATACGCCTTAGTATCTTTCTTGGAAACCGCATCTGCGATGTCCTCAAAGTACTGTTCCTGATCCTCAATATAACTCTTCGGGCCAGTCGGCTGAGTTGTTGGTGCAGGTTTTCGTGCAGCGAGCGGGTCTGTCCCGGTTTGCTGTCTTACCTGTTCACGAAGCTGGGCAATCAGAGTATCTTTATGCTCTATGCCCTGTACGGCGTCGTCCATCGTCTTATACACAGTACCCGTCTTCGTCTTGATTACGGGCTCTGTACTTTGCGGAGTTGTCTCCAGTGCAGGCGCTGGCGGCTCTTTTTGCTGCGGTTCCATCGTTGTCGATGGCTGACTATCTCCGAAGATGTCGTCTAAATTAAGATCGCCACCGGGAGCATCATCAAAATTCAATGTATTCATTATTTTCCTTGTAGGATTTGCTATATTTCAAGTACTACTGTTGTGCAGGTCTTACACTTTCAATAGCACTTTTGATCTTTTCAAACTGTTCTATTTCGTCTGGGGAAGCGGGCCTTGTGCGCCGGTTGTCTTGATTTTTCGTGGCGCTACGGATTTCAGATTGAGCAGCCCTAAGCCCAAAAACACAAGAGAGTAAAAAATTGACATCATCAAGGTCCTCATGTCGATTAGACAATATCTGTTGCTCTATGGCAACTTGCTGTAATCGAAGTCTATTAAGAAGTGCCTCGATGCCTGGATGCCCCTTCAAACTTGCAATAGCTGCTGCATCTGAATGCTCAAGAACCGGAACCGGCTTTTCAACTTCAACTACGATCCACTGAGGGGTTTTTGGCCTGGGGAACAGTGCAACCAACCAGGCTATAAACCCCCTCCCACTTTTATCCATTCAAATTCTCCGAATTACTCTAAAAAGGTCCCACAGAAGTGTGAGGGGAAGTAAAAGTAGAAATATTTCCGTATACCAAACAATTACTTGGCCTGCGAAGATTGCGACATCACCAATACTCATTATACCAGAAAGTATAACACCTTGTGGAATAGTTATGTACGTTGGAAAAATATCCGCTAGTATCGGGTATTTGGAGTCCTTGGTAAGAAGCGTATGTTGAGGGTCAGCAGCTACTTCTTCAATACAAGTGTCATCAAAACACCACACAGGCATTGCACCGTGATTGTGTTTCATAACGAATGTATTGGCGTAGCTTCCAAGGCCCGTAAGAACAGTACCCAGAAGAAATGTCATAACTATTCTTGTAAATCTTTGGGTAAGTCTTTTCAAGCCTTTGCTCCTAGCCTATACCGTTGCCACCCATTTCTTGTGCAAAACGGCGTGTATCACTTTCGGTATCGTTGATGCCCCGCATTTGGATTTTGTGATTTACACCTGCCGGTCGGCCTTCGGGACGGTGGAGGGCCGGCTTAGGAGGGGAACTTCCCCCTCCTTTGCCTCCGGCTTTGTGCGCTGCCTGTGCAGCTTTAATCTGTCCAGACTTTTCAGCAATAGCGATAGCACTTTCAGTATCAAGGACCTTTTCTGCGAAAGCCATTTGCATCTGTTGCTGCTGTGCCTGCTGCTGCTCCATCTGCACTTCTTGATCCGATTTAATGAGATCGTTAATGTTACGAACTTCGAGGACCTTTCCGATTTCACGAAGACCTTCTCCCGCACGCCAGTAGGGGGTTTGTTGGGCGATTTGCGCGAATGTCATCAGATTACGTTGCCGGACAGTTTTGTTGGTTGCGTAATTAGCTGCCGTTAGATTGAATTCATAGTTGCCTATAATTGCTTCAGGATCAATGACTTGCCACTTCGGGACTTGCGGGCCTTGAGCCTTCGTAATAAGAACTTCTTCCCGATCGGTCATGTATTGCTGAATCATACTCGCGCACATGGCGAGCATAGGCTGAAGAATGTCCAGTTCAAGGTTCCGAATGAACAGCTTGAAGCGATAGTTTGATTCGTTAATGACAGAATTGATGCCTGTAGCAGTTCGATTACCTGTTGGGCTTCCAACAGCCTTACCATAGAAGTCCGAGATACCAGAACCCATCTCTATCATACCTTTGTAGAGATCGAGAACCGCATAGTCTCCCTGCGCCGGGGTAAAGAATGGAAGAGGCATGATAACTTTGGAGGGGTCACCGTTTACTGCAACTTTACCACCCGGAACGTTCGCTTGATTAAGCTGTTCGTGGTCAATATCTGCATTCGAGTCATAGGCGTAACGGCGGTTGATTGCCATGTTCCAGTTGTCCATGAGCATGTTGATTTGCTTGTTCATGGATTCAGTGAGGTCTGTGATAACCTCGATTGCGCCTATGCCGTAGAGTTCATTAGGCAGCTTGACGTAACTGGTGTAAAGAATAGGGTTACGCTTGTGATCGAAGGTGTTGGGACCGTCCCACAGCATCAAAGGAGGTCCATCGTAAAGCTTGCGCTTATAAGGAGAATAAGCTGTCGCGCGATAACTGGCCCGGAGGTCCTTCCACGCGATTGCGTCTTTGTCTTCGCCAAAAGTGAGGGTTGTGCAAGTGCCTGCCGCTTCATCCCACATTTCAGCGTAACGAACTAGAACGGACTCGGGGGCCTCTGGATAAGCTTCAGTAATTAGACGAGTTAGTTCTGCAACAGCTTCTGGGTAGAAATAGTCCTGGCCGGTTGAGGCTTTATATGCTTGACAGTAACGTTGAAGCTCACCAAGGGTCTTTTCAGTCAAACATGCTGCAATTCCACCATCAGGGTCTACAAGTAGATCGTAGATGTCGATTGCGGTGATGCGCGGGCAGGCTGCAGGAACCTGAAAGGTCTGTGGGTGATACCCAATGACGATGGGCTGACCTGTATTAGGATCGGGAACAGGCTGTCCATTTTGCATTGCAAACGTTGGAACCGGCTTTGTAAGCGTCCTGAAATCCCAGTTCCAATCAACTTTAAGGCCACCAAAGCCATAAATAGCAACGTTACGAACAAGCGCCTCGAAGGCACTCTTAAAACCTGCTTGCGTTAGTTTCTTGTCTAGGACAAGCTGCATTGCCTCTGCAGAATGGTCATCTTGTTCAGTAACACCAGCAACTTTAAACCACGGATAAAATGAGAAAAACCCATCATCTACACGCGAAACAACAGTTTCGACGTTGGAGAAAGGGTACGGAATAAATGTATTGGCTCTATTAGTTGTATTG